ACATGGGTCCCGGCGTCTGGGATCCAGTCAGCGAGACCACCACGGCCCAGCCCGTTACCTACACCGGCCGCGGCGTGCTCGATAGCTACGACAGCCGGCGCATCGAAGGTTTGAACATCCTGGTGGGCGACGTTCTGCTGATCTGCCTGGCCAATGAGGTCACGGACAAGCCGGCGGTAGGCCACGAGATCACAGCCAACGACCTGATCACGGGAGAGCCGGTTACCTATCGCGTCGTCAGCCCAGGCATCGATCCAGCCAAGGCGCACTACGAAATCCAGCTGAGGAAGTGATCATGGCCAAGAGCAGAGGCTGGAGCACGCCGCCCAGCATGTTCACCGGGGTGGTTGAAGAGCAACTGAGCCAGCGCGTTAGGGTTATCGCCATGGCCATGCTCAACGAGATCGTTCTGCGGTCGCCGGTTGATACCGGGCGCTTCCGTGGTAACAACATCGTCAGCGTCGGGGCGCCCGTGTACACCAGCAGCCCGAATGTCGACCCGACCGGTTCGGAGACCATTCAGCAGGGCCTCAGGGTCACGACCGGCCTGGAGCCGTACACACAGGTTTTCATCCAGAACAACCTCCCGTACGCGGTACCGCTTGAGGATGGGCACTCCCAGCAAGCCCCCGCCGGCATCTACGCGGTGTCGTTCAACAGCGTCTCGCAGGCCTACTCATGACCTTCGAACAGATCCGGGCCATCGTTACTGGCCGAATGACGCAATGGGCGGGTATTCCCGCTGACGCAGTCGATTACCCGAACAACCCAAAAGGACCGTTCGACCCAGCCGGCAAGACCATCTGGGCCAGGCTGGCGGATGTGCCAGGGCTGTCCAGCGCTCCCGAGACCGGAATCGGCCCGTGCGTGCGCCGCACCGGCATCATCATGATTCAGCTGTTCGTGCCCAGCTACAAGGGCACCCTGGCCATCACAAAGGCCGCCGACACGCTGGTGCAGCACTTCGAGTTCTACAGCGACCCGACCGGGCCATTCGAGTGCTACGCGGCCTCGGCCAATACCATCGGTGATGACGGGCACGGCTGGTACCAGGTCAACATTTCTATTCCCTATCGCGCCTACTGAGAGGCAAGCATGTCCAAGACAACCGTGGAGCTGCACCGCAGCTTGATCCGCGCGGCCAAGGCTGCGCTTGCCGCGTGGGAGCGCTGGCTGACATCGAAGGAGAAGGGTGATGAGTGAAAGCATGACCATCGAGCAGGTGCGTGAAGAGCGCCGTATCCTGGCCGAGCAGATTCATGGCGCTATCAAGGCCTTCAACGAGAAGACCGGGCTCAGCGTCGAGTACGTCAATCTCCAGTACACCGATCTCACCACCTTTGGCGAGGTCAGCCGGCAAATCCTGACCTCCGTCGAGGTCGAACTGAACATCTGAACAACCTGAACCACCGGGCACGCTGACCAGACACGCCGAAAGGCCCCTCTGATCGCCACGCCTCCCCGGATCACTACGATCTAAGGAGGCACCGATGAGTTCGGGCGCTAAGGTCCAGCTGGCCTGGATCAAAGAAGTAACCCCCGGCGTGACCCCGGCCGGCGACTGGAACGTGCTGACGCGCATCAGCAACGGCCTGATGCCGACCTTCAACTCGGAAGAGAACAACGAAATCGGCTTCACCCGGATGTCGCAGGGCACCGCTCAGACCACCGTGGACGTTGGCGGCGACATCGAGACCAAGTGGCGCTTCGGCGCGCTGGACGAGTTCATGGCCTCCTGCTTCGGCAAGGCATGGGCTGGCAACGTCCTGACCATGGGCGACGACCGCATCACCTTCTCGATCGCCTCCTACGCGACCGACATCGGTGTATCGTCCATCGCCCGCGGTGTGCAAGTCGCCACCATGAACTTCGATTTCCCTGGCGACAACGAGGTCACGGTCACCACGACCATGGCGGCTCGCGCCTGGGATGACAAGGGCGACAACACCTCGTTCATCATCAATGCCCAGCCCGAGACCAGCCAGCGCCGCTTCAGCTTCAAGGACATCAGCGGCCTAAAGATCAACGGCGTCCAGGTGGGCGAGGACAATGCCTGCGTCGACAGCTTCAGTCTGCAGTTCGACAACGCCGTCCAGACCCAGCGATGCATCGGCAACGGCAACCCGTACCCGGGCAACATCATCGCCACCACGTTCACCCCGTCCGGGACGATCACCATCAGCTGGTCGAAGATGGCCTACGAGCTGTGGAAAGCTCAGAAGACCAACGACGCGATCAGCCTGGAATTCACCATTGGCAATGCCGACGGCGGCTACCAGTTCCTGATCCCAGAGATGGAGATCACCGCTGATTGGCCGGATGGCGGCTCGACCGACATCATTCAGGTCGAATTGAACTACACCGCTCGCCGCGTGGCGCCGACAATCACCCGCCTGCCGGCACCGATCGTAGTGGCTGCCGTGGATGTCACCCCGGCCACCCTGAGTGTTGCAGTTGGCGAAACCGGCGATCTGGAAGCGGTAGTCACCCCGGCAGGTGCCAGCCAGCAGGTCAGCTGGACCAGCTCCGCCCCGGCCATTGCCAGTGTTAGCGAAACCGGCCTTGTCACCGGCCTGGCTGCCGGCACCGCCACCATCACCGCGACCAGCGCTGCAGACGGCACCAAGACCGACACCTGCGCTGTCACCGTCACCGCCTAACCCTTTGCCCGGCGCGCCCTGCGGTGTGCGTCGGGCCTTTTACCGCAGAGGAATACCATGGGCATCACCATTGCAAAGAAGCCTGAGCTGGACATCAACGGCGAGCGCTGGGTGCACTTCAAGGTTGGCCCGGACGGCCTGGCCGTGAAATGCGACAAGGGGCCGGACACTGCGTCGATTCTGGTGGCGTCCATCGCCAACCCGATCTACAAGTCGCACCAGGCCGTGATCCGCCGGCACCTCGCCGCACTGAACCAGCAGGCCGGGGTGGGCACCGCTGGTTTCACCGTCGACTCCATCCCCGATGTTGAGCTCGAAACCGACGACGACCTGTTCATCGACCTCGCCGCCAAGCACCTGATCAAGGATTGGCAGGGAATCGATGTCGAAGAGCGCCCGGGCGAGCCAGCAAAGTACAGCCCGCAGTTGTGCAAGGCGCTGATCGAGCAGTTGCCAAACGTCTACTTCCTGGCCCTGCGCACCGCCCTGGACATCGCCAAGCGCATCGAGGAGCAGGCCCAGGCCACCGCGGAAAAGCAGTAGCGGCATATCGCTGGGGTAGGGACTGGGCCGGGCCGGAGAACGAGAAGAAGCGCTGGAAGCATGAGCGCCTCGGACTGAAGGCCCAAGAGCCGCCCGAGATCGATGATGTGGTGGCCGAGATTCTTGAGGCCTATGCCTACATCAGCCGGTCCCGGCAGTACGTCGGCATGGCCGGTGCACCTGCACCCATCTCGCCGGCGGCCATCACCGAATACCTCGACCGCTACCCCGCAGCGATATGCCGCGAAGAGTTCGATGCCGCCATCTTCGCCCTGGACGACGAGTTCCGCCGGCGCTGGGATGAGCAGCAGGAAGAGGCTCGGGCCGAATCAGAAGGCAAGGGCAGGCGTAAGACGCGTTGATATGCGCAGGGCTGTGCTAAATTCTGGCAATCTCTTGGAGGAAGCCATGAATCGACTGTTGCTAGTTGCCGCCATTGCCTTGATGCCGGCCGGCGCCGCCTTTGCGAAAGCGCCTGACCAGTGCCAGAAAATATCGGACCTTGCGGCTGAGGCGATGAAGGCTCGGCAGGATGGCGACCCGTTGAAGGACGCCATCAAATCGGTGGGAGACGGCAGCAAGTTCTCGGAAGCCATGGTTATGAAGGCCTACCAGGTTCGGGTGTTTGATGACACCAAGGAGCGGGCCACCGCAATCTCCGAATTCCAGAATGCAGCCTACCGAGAGTGCTACGACGCTCACAACTGAACAACGAATCGACAAAGAACCCGCCTCGAGCGGGTTTTTTTATGCCCGGAGAATGACATGGCGCAGGAATCCCGCCTGGCGGTAACCATCGACTCGCGGGGCGCCAAGCGCAATGCGGATGACCTTACTGGTTCGCTCAATGACATGACGCGAGCAGGTGATGCGGCTGCGGCATCTGCTGATGGTGTGTCTTCCAGTCTTGACGATCAACGCAAGGAACTTTCCCAGCTGCTGGGTCAGATCAACCCAACGGTTGCAGCGCTCGGTCGTCTTGACGACATGCAGGAGAAGCTGGCCAAGTTCAAGAAGGCTGGGATTGTCGAGAGTGATACCTTTGTCGAGTACACGCAGCGCATCAACACGATGCGAGATGCCTTGGGGGAAACTGCCGAAGGCATGAACAGGGCGGGCATGTCGACCAAGGCCTACCAAGCTGCGCTGCGCGGCGTCCCGGCACAGTTCACCGATATCGCAGTGAGCCTCCAGAGTGGGCAGGCTCCGCTGACTGTGCTGCTGCAACAGGGCGGCCAGCTCAAAGACATGTTCGGCGGCATCGGCCCTGCAGCACAGGCGCTCGGCGGGTACATCCTGGGCCTGGTGAACCCATTCACTGTTGCGGCAGCCGCCGCTGGCGCGCTGGCCCTTGCCTATTACAAAGGGTCCGAGCAATCCGATGCCCTGCGCGACAGCCTGATCCTGACCGGAAACTTCTCGAAAGCCTCCGAGGCGCAGTTGATCGGCCTGGCAGAGTCTGCGGACAAGGTGACAGGTACGTTTGGGCAGGCGGCCGGCGCACTGGCGCAACTCACCGCCGCGAGCGCGAACACTACCGGCAACCTGAAGCTCATCACCACGACGGCTGTCGAGATGCAGCGGGTCACCGGAAAGGCAGTAGAGGACACGGTCGCCGAGTTCATCAAGCTGGGCAAGGACCCGGTGGCTGGCATCGTCGAGCTCGACGAAAAATACCGGTTCCTGACTGCCTCGGTATACGCCCAGATCAAGGCCCTGTCGGATCAGGGTAACGCTGTGGCGGCCGCAGACCTGGCAGAGCGCACCTACGCCGAGGCAATGGGGCAGCGCACTTCAAAAATCCGCGAGAACCTGGGGCTGATCGAGCGCGGATGGCTCAACATCAAGGACGCCACCAACGAGGTCCTTGACGCCTTCGCCAGCATCGGGCGGAAGAGCGTCGAGAGTGAAGGCAAAGCCATCACTCAGCTGCAGCAGAAGATTGCCTACCTGCAGAGCACGCTGGACACTGCCTACGAGGACAACGACGCCCGCGATCGCATCGCCAGCCTTCAGGCTGAACTGAAGCAGCGGCAAGACATCCAGCAGACCAACGCAAAAACCCTTGAAGAGGAACAACAGCGCCGTCGCATACAGGAGGAGGGGCGCAAGGGTCTGGACGCACTGGATGCGTCCTACAAAAGCTCGTTGACCCAGACCCAGCGCCTGAACAAGGAATTGACCGACCTCGACAAAGCGCGCGATAAGGCTGCGGCTGCCGGGGTGTTCACCGCTGCGGAGGAAGCGAAATACGCCCAGTCTCGCAAGAACATCGAGAAGGAAATCGCCGACATCAAGGAGCGTGAGGCGAAGAAGAATGCTCCTAAGAACGTCAACCGTGGCGTGGCAGAGGCGGAAAATACGTTCGCTCGCCTGTATGGCCAGTACGACCCAGCTGCTCAGGCCGCCCGGGCGCTGACCAAGGAGCAAGGCCAACTCGACCTGGCATTGAGCAAGGGCAAGATCACCCAGGAGGAGTACAGCAAGGCGCTGGCCCAGGCGTCGATCAACTACGCCGCCGCCAT